CTGCATATGCAGTTGTCTTTCCTGTTTTAGGCTTTGAATAAATCACAAGTCTTTTTGGATTTACTCTAGCCGCTTTTACTTTTGTAGTTGGCAATACTATGCTCATAATTCATTTTTTGATTGTTTAATTAACTCATTTAACCATGGTCTATTACTTACAGGTTTCATTAACATAATTGCTGCAAAATCTTTAATAGTAATTTCTGACAATGGTACATCTTCATAGTTTTCAGAAATCTCTGCTTCTGCTTTAGGAGCAAATTCTTCTTCAAAATCAGGAAATAAAGACAAAGTTTTTTGTAATCTAGGTAATTCACTCATAGATTTTTTAGCTTCTGCCTCTGCTTTCCTTTTTTCATAAAGAGCATAAGTTATTTCAGATCCATCTTTAAGAACAGCCAATAATTCTGATACTGGTACTGTATAAGTATGATATGTTTCACCTTTAGAGTTAACATTTTCTTTTTGTTCATACTCTTCAGAAAAATACCTATTGTATTTGTACCTGAATAAAGGTCTATCCTCATGCATAGGAACTATATCTAAATCATTTCCATTAGAATCTTTTACATTCTCATAGAATTCAATAAAGATATCTTCCTCTTTAGATAATTCAGACTCAAAAAATTGAACTTGTCTCCCATATTTACCTTTTTGAAAAAAGGCTGTTTTAATAACAAAAAATGGGTCATTTAATTGTAGAGCTCTAAATGTTTCCATGTGGTTAACAAAAAACTCTCTTTCTTTTTCTTTTCTAATACTCATAAATTTTTAATTTTTACTTACACTTACTTTGTCAACGGCTTGAGGCGGAGTAGGTATCTCAACTATTCTCATGTTTCTTCTATCAAGCTTGAAAAAAGCAATAGCTGTAAGTCCATTTCTAGATTTTAAGAAATGAAATACCAGTATGTCTTCATCAGCAATGATAAACTTTTCTGGGCCATATTGTCTAATCTTCCTTACAGAAGGTTTATTTATACCTAGAACTACATCAGCATGTTGTAATAATGCATCCGCACCAAATAAATCAGAATCTAGTACATAATTACCATAAACACCATTAAGTTGTCTTTTGGGATCATCTATGTTTCTATTAAGTTGGCTTAAAACTAAAAAGGCAATTGGATACTTTTTCTTCATCAAAGTCAAAGCTTCTCCTAAAGCATACAGCATCTCAAATTTATCTTTCTGTCCTTTACCATTTTTAAATAATGCTGCGTGATCTATTGTAACTAGCATATTCATGTATGCACCATCTGAATTCTTGTATCTTTCCATTTCATAATGAATGGTAGCACACATTTCATCCACAGTACATGGATCATATACCACATTAATAATATCTTTCTCCGCAGTTTTATTATAGTACTCAACGCACTTATAGTAAACATCCTCATCAACTGGTTCATTTTTACTCATCAGAGTGTTATAATCAGCACCTGTACTCAGACTCAATTTTCTTATACCACTAGTTTCATCTAGCATTTCCATTTGGAACTTTAATACTCTAAACTTATGATCTAGATTCTTTTCTATGATATCAGTTATTAACTGTTCCATAAATAAAGTTTTTCCAGTTCCAGGTCTAGCACCAACTACGGTAATAGTTCTCCATTCTAATCCATCACAAAAGGCATCATTAAATTTGGGCCATGCACTCTTCAGTGATTTTAACTGTCCTTTTCTTCTTAATTTCATTTTTACAAGACCCTTTCCTAAAGCATCTCTTTCACTTACAGGCATGAGCGGTTTAGCTCCATTAAATAAATCTGACATTTTGTAGAATTAATTGGTTAAACATTTATAGTATTCTTTCTTTAAAGTATACTATTTCATCATCTGGATTATTAATCACCAACTCACAATATGTTGCCAAATCTGATTCAAAAGACTTATCTATATTTTGCTTCCTAATGAAGTATTGAGCAGTCCTCATAAACTCATAATCTCTGACCTCATATTCATTAACATATTTGTTTGTTGCTTGCAGAATAATATCCCAGCTATAATCATAGGTTTCAAAAAACCATTTAAAAGGAGCTTCAAGATTTTTAGGGTTAACTCTTGCATATTTTCCAGAGGACAGTTTCCTATTAGGAAATATTTCAACATATTCCTTTATGTTTAACAAAAAGTCTTTACCCATTAAATCTTTGGCTGCTTTCTTCTTTGTTCTTTTGAAATAACCATTGATTTCTTCCATAAAGATAATACTTTTACTTGTAAGTTGCAAATTTTCATCAAGCCATGCATTACTTTGCAGTCTTTTGCTTTCTATTTCTTTATTTACTAATGTAGAAGGAACAATTTTTTCTTTTATACAATGTAAAACATAGTAAGTATTTGGACTTATGTTTTCATCCATAAGCCTCTTAAATATTTCATCCATCACCAAATTATTTTTTGATTATACACTTTTTCAACTATCTCATTTGTCTTATTAAAAACATCTTGAGAATCCCAAGATCTAAACTTTTGATAAGCTGCACTTGCTGGATGACTGGCAAATAACTTATAGTTATTATCATTTACACAATCAGACCAGTCTTTAGCTTCTTTACCTAAGTATATATAAACTAGACCGTTTTGATTCCAAGTAAGATAATCAAATAAAAATGCAGTAAATGGCTTCCAAATATGATAATGCTGACCACTTTTTCCTACAGTTGTTGTAAGAGCTGTATTAAGCATTAAAATACCTTGATTAGACCATCTAGTTAAATTTACATCTAAACATCCAGGATGCCCTTTATAAACTGTTCTGTTTATTTCATCAAAGATATAACTTAAACTAGGTTGTAATTCATTTGTATTGCTGCAACTAAATGATATTCCATCTGCTACACCAAACTGTGGATATGGATCCTGACCCACTATAACAACTTTTAATTTATCTATAGGACATTCTTCAAATGCTCTAAAGATATGTTTCAGAGGAGGAGTAAATCTTTTACCATCTTTTGCTAAAGCAGCTAACTGTGATATAATCTTATCAAAATCACCACTAAATATAAAAGATTTAAGAACTTTACTCCATCCGCTAGGTTGAAGTTTATCAAACATTTTTTGTTTAATTTCTTCAATATCTAATTTTTCTTTCATAAAATTTTTTATTTTTGTTACAAATAAATAAAAATGGGACTTAAAGTTAAAGAAATTCAAGATGATGCAATCATTGAAATAAAAGTAAATAAAAACTTTTATCTAATGATTAAAGGTGCGCTATTCTATGTGTTCAAACAAGAACCTGATAACCAAAAGAAAGAAGAGATGGTTAAAAAAGTTCTTGATTCTAACATGAAAGAATTTACTGAAATTGAATTAGCATTTAAAACTCTTTCTCTTTTAGTTGCAGAAATTGAAAGAGTAGCAACTGTAGAAAATAAAATGGTAGACAAAGAAATTGACTTACCAAATCCTCCTACAGATACTACTCCGGAAAGCTAATATTATATAAGTTACCGATTTCAATACAAGCTGTAATAGCTAAACTTAATTCATCTTTGCTGCATTCAGCAAATGATTTGTAATTTTTCATCATACCTTCTTTATAAGCTAGGCCTGCTTGATCTTTTACAAGACATTTCATTTCATCAAAAGTGTACCCAGACTCTTTTGCTAATTCTCTAATACAAGCATGAACTTTTGCAAGTTGTGCTTTACTGTGTTCAATACCTGACACATCAACATACATATCTACCTTTTGTCCTTCAGCTAGTTTATCTAGAAAAATCTGATAACCTAACTTTGACTTTCCATCAACAAAACTAAGTTTGCCATTTCTTTTAATTAATTTACCATTAAACATAATTAACAAGTTATATTATTCATTATTTCTAAAAACTGATCATAATGAACTCTGTCTCTAATATTTAATGCTGGAATTTCAAATGATTTCAAAACCCATTTATCATCTTTAACATCAATATTATCTGTACTATGTAAAAGTACTCCAGAACACAGCTCTTTATGATAATAGTAGTAATCATATCCATTTTGGCTTTCATCATCAAGTATATCCACTCTTTCAAAGCCAAGATCTATTAATTCTTGTTCTGTCATGTCATTAATTCTTAATTTTTAATTTCCAATTATAAGTATCTTCTAACCAATCACAAATTTCTCTTATAGTCTTATCACCCATATTCCTTATACAATAAAGATCATGTTTACTATAAGATAGCAAGTCTTCAAGCTTTTCAATCTCTATACTTTTTAACCCATTAAGAGCTCTTACAGATAAATCAAAATCTATAATAGATTTATCCAAGTCTTTAAGATCATATCCATATTTAATAAAATGTTGAACAGCATCTTGAGACAAATAATCTTTAGCTTCTTTGTTTTCTTTATTTCTTAAAAACTTATGGTATAATTCTGTATTTTGTTTTTTAAGTAACTCATTTTCAGTTTTATAAGCTAGTTCATTAGGCCATTCAGCAAACATTTTTTTAAGACTATAAATCTTACTAAGTACTCTTCTATGAGCTTTATTAATCATATCATTTGCTCTAACAACACCTACACCTTCTTCATAAGCAATTTCTTCTACTGATAGATTTTGTACAAGCAACATTTCTAATAATCTGGATTCTCTATTTGTACAAAACTCCTTAGATAAATCTACCATTAGCTTATTAAATATGTTATGCTTAAATACTAATGATTTGTTATACTTAATATTGTATCCAAATATTTCTTGAACTTCATCTACAAAATAATAAGCTTTAGATCCCCTACTACTTTTGTTTAATTCACCTGTAGTACAGAAATAAGATATTTTATTTTTTTGTTTCAGATTTCTTAAATGGCTCTGAGGAATTTGATATTCCTCCACCAACTGTTTTTCAGATATTACATCTCTTTTTGCAATTTCTTCAGACAGTTCTTTATTTGCTAGTATTTGCTTAACAGTTCTTATGTTAGCAATATTCAATTTTTTAAGTAATACTTCTGTAGTTACCATATTAATCAATATTTCTATAAATAATACTGATGATGACTGTATAAATACAATCAATCATCCCAGCCATGATAGTCTTCATCTCTTAATTTATAAATTATTAAACCTGCAATTACAATTACTATAACTGCTCCTATTAAAAATTCCATTACTTATCTTTTTTAGGTAAATACTTTTTCTCAAACTTTTCCCAGCCTCTTTTATCAAACTGAGCTACCATAAGATCCATCATAATCTCATCTGTATGCTCTGCACACATTCCTATACCCTTGATATCAAGATCAGGACTATATCTTTTAGTTGCTGGAGCTCCGCATTTTATACAAGTCATGATTCTATATTTAGGTTATCATCATTTAAAATCTCCCGGATCTTATCTCTAACAGCTTCATAAGCATCATATCTTTCTTCAGATAATTTTTCATTATACTTTATCTCACTTCTAAGCCATTGATCAAGATCCCACATAGAATGTTTCCATTTCCAACCATCTAATGCTGTTCTAGCATCTTCAAGTTCATCTTCTTTGAATTTTAAAATTATTTCTGCCATTGGTTCATAAATATTTCAGTGTTAATAACATCTCTAATATAATCAATTTCTTTGTACTTTTCATTATCTGGAGTCCATAATCCTAAAGCCTCTATTCTACTTTTTCTTAATGTAAGTATAGAATATGCAAGTACATGAGCATTATCTTCATCCTTACTAAACAACATTTTTAACATGTTTTGCTTTTCATCTTCAGTAATATAACCTGTTTTAACAAGTAAATTTAATTCTGATAGAAAAATAAATGGTCTAAATGTTCCTGCTTTGGTACCTGCTGCATACATGTACCATAGATATCCAATATTGCTATCATTGGATTTTGCAACTGGCCAATGTTCCTTACAAATATCCCTGATCATTGCTGTAATTTTGGGATCACTAAAATTCTTTATCATGATCTTAAAAATTTAAACATTGCTTGTAATTTCTTATGTTCTTCTACTAACCACTCTGGAGTAAATATAGCTTGATGACCTCTAAAGTCAACTATAGTATGTATATCTATTTCATGAGTTATTAAAGCACTCCATACAATACCTTTCATTTTAAAATGAATTGTTACAAATCCATCAAGCACTTTACCTCTATAATATTGATGATCTGTATTAGATCTGTAGAACCCATACTTTACAAGCTTCTTACCTATAAGTTCTGTATCTCTGAGTGTCATACATTTAAAGATAATTTCTCATGACATCTTTTATTACATCCAAAGCAGTAGCTCTGTGAAACAAATATTGTAATGATTCCAAATCTCTCATTGTTAAACAGTTTATCCTTATTGAAGGAGAATGGTCACTCAAATCTTGTTGAAGCTTTATAAAATAATTACCATCTACTCCATAATTATGGGATAGAAACAATCTATATTTTGATCCAGCCCAATCTCTAGAGTAACTAATACCCTCATTAATCCAACCATCTTGAATTAATGTTTCATTTGTTATTTTTTCTTCCATCTTATTCTGATTTAAAAAATATATCTAATTGTATTCCAAGGAATATGCTCATCATGTAATTCAGTCCACTGTTTAATATAATCTGTTTTCCTGTTGTGTTCATACCTGATATTCTTACCACCATACTGAGAAGTTTTAGTTTCTTGTATTTTGGGTACCCAAAGTAACTCTTCTCCTGGAAGTTTATGCTCTAGATTATACAGATGTTTCTGCTCATTATGAGTAAGAAATATTACTTCAGCTTTGACAGCATCATTATTCCAACTATTAAAATGAGCATGTCTATTAATCAAATGAAATAAAAACTCATATTCAGTTAACCAATTGTCATGAACTATAACGGGACTAAAGTTAAGATGCACTTCATAACCAGCATCAATAAATCTTGGTACAGCATTTAATCTTAAATCAATTGGACTAGTATTAGGTTCAAGTATTTTTCTCCATTTCTCCGGCATTAGACTAAATCTTATTCTAATTTTACCTTCTGGATTAAGTTCAAGCAAATCTGCATTTACATACTTAGTAGCAAATGAACCCATAGCAAGAGGATGTTCTCTAAAAAACTTAAAGATTGTCTTCCAGTCATGATACTTAGCATGCAGAGCAAAGTCTTCATTACAGGAAATATCATAAGTTACATACTCTCCTGTCTGATTTGGTTTCTCTACTGTAGAAAAATAAGCATGTGAGTTAATTTCTGTTAGGATATCCATAGTATTTGTAGCTACAGATAATCCTTCCGGCTTATGTCTTTTCATATAACAGTAAGAACAGTTATACAAACAGCCATGACCAAAGGAGGGACTGATAAAATCAGTACTCCTCCCACTTGGTCTAATGATCATAGATTTTCTAGTAACTTTCTCAATTACCATAACCACTCTATCACTTCAGGATGAAAATGTGCAAAGAAAAGATATACAATCAATCCTATAGATATAATACTATCTAATCTTTTAAATTCTACTAATAATGTCCAATAGTGTTTTCTTCTAAGATATCTATTAATAGGAGACTGAATTAATGAAAATATAAATATTATTAAATAAATATACCATAAATCACTAATAGCCATACCAAGAAGTAAAAAGACTAAATAGATTATACCAAAACAACCCACAGAAAAGGAAATAGCTTTATCATTATCTGATCTATCATCCTTTTTAATTCTATACATAGCCCTAACATAAGACTTTGCTTTTATACATGTAATAAATTCATAAATAAATGCTGCACCTAACATAAGTGCTAATAATACTTCTTTCATGATTTCTTCTTTTGTTCTAAATAATCAATAATGAATCCAGCAGCAACTAGTATATTCATACCAAATGATGCTAATATCTCATAGATGTCCTCATAGACGTTTACAGATAGGTGGACATGGCCCACCATCCAAAATGGTACAGATAAGTTTTGGCTTATCCATACCACTAAATATTTAATAAAGTGTAGCATTAATCACCTTCTTCATTATTGATCCCCTTTTTCTTTTCTTGCTTCACCATAGTGCGAGGAGAACTTTTTGGAGACTTGTTCAGTCTTTCCAATCTCTCCTGTATTTTCTTGTTGATACTGTTGTAGTCTGATTCTTTCTTGGTGTTTTTCATATTCTTCCCAATTATACATTTCTAATTCTTTCATTCTAGCAACATCTGCTACGGTCATACCTTCTGGTATTCCCCCATTTTCTTCCATAATCTGAATACAGACTTCTTTCATTCTTCCCATATCTTAATACTTTTTTCTAAGAATAATTTAATTGTGGTTCTAATATCATCATGACCTTTTATATTTCCAATTGCTTTTAATTTATTATAAAACTTTCTGTCAAGATCAAGTTCAATTCTTTTTGACCTATGACTACCAATTTCATTAGGTTCAATTACACTAAAATCAAATGGAAACATTTGAGCATAGACATAAACATTTTGCATATAAGACTTATCAGCATGTAGCTGTAATGCAAGTTTTTTGTTGTAGTTTACTTTATCTCTCTTAAAACCAGTAAGACCAGCAATAGTGTTTTCAGTTAATAGGAATCTATAAGCTAAAATAGCTACTAAATAACTTCTTTGATCAACTAATACTCTATGTCTTGACTTATTAGGAATTTTTAAAAGAGCTTGTAACACATCATCTTTAGTGTACTCTTCCATAAATATTTTGAATTAAACTAATTCTAAATCTGCAGGAATCTCTTCTGATTTTAATTCTTCAGCAACTTGTACTAATGTTTCTATTGGTAAAAATCTTTCAGCATTATAATATTCATATGGAAAAGACTGTTCTGATAGTTGTACTTCTTTAAGTCTATATCCTAGTTTGTTATTCTGAAGATTCATTTTAGCAATCTCAACTACAGTATATACTTGACCTTCAGCAATCCACTCCATTGGAGAAATTCTTTTTGGTTTGTTACTGTCATCAATACATATCACCTGCATATTCTTTAATTTCTGATTTTATATCTAGATCATCAAATGTACCTTTTATCTCAAACATTTCCATGTAATCTCCTGATTTTACAGTACATTTTCCGTTATTATGAGCTACAATAGCACACTGCTCAGCTTGTAATCTTTCATGATTACAAATTCTAATCAAGCATGCCATTATATAATCATAAGAATTTACATCATCATTATAAATGACTAGCTTATGTGTTTTGTAATCTTCCATACTACTAATATAATGAAATATTAAAATCTTTCCAAATAATTTTACTTTGGTCAAAGCTCTCTAGTGCTTCTTTTACCCATTTCTCATCTACTGTATCCATATAACATAGTATGTGAACAATAGCTTTATCATCTGGATTTAACCTTAATAATCTACCAATTCTTTGACTTGCTTTTCTCTCATTACCATATGCATGCATAATAATACCTTGTTTAAGATTAGGAATATTTACACCTTCATTCAACTGTAGTACAGTTGATAGTTGTGTAATCTCACCATCTTTAAACTTTCTTAGATTCTCTTCAGAATCTGGATTATTACTATGATAACTATGAGAGCATAACTTATCAGCTTGCTTTTGAGTATTAGCAAATATGATACATTTGGAGTTAATACTTTTCATCAGTAAAGTTGTATACTTTTCTTTTGTAGGGTACTCCATTAATGCTTTCATTCTCATAACTCTGAGCATGTGAACACTTCCAGATCCTACATCCAATCTTCTAGACCAATAGGTATAATTGTCATATTCTGAAGTAACAAAAGACTTACCTCTCATTTCAGCAACATAACCTTTATCTCTATTGAGCTCTAACTGATGGACAATGATCTGATAATCATTTAGTATTCCATTTTCTATAGCATCATCTGCTTTGAATGTATAAACTACTGGACAAAACTCATGCACTAATCTACCTTTCTCTGAATTACTATATTTAGGAGGAGTCCCGGTTAAACCAAGAATCCTCCCATTATATAGTTCTAAAAATGATCTATGAGAATCAAGTAAACTATGCATTTCATCCAAGTAGATAACATCATAATCATTAGGATTGTGCTTATTTAAACTAAGATAAGTTGTAAACACCATTCTTTCTAATAAAGCATCTTTACCAAACTTTACAGATTCATCTTTCCATGATTGAATAATAGCTTTTTTTGGTGCTACTATAAGAACTTTCATTAATGGTGTAGTATTCTTTTCCATATGTATAAGACCAACTAAAGTTTTACCTACACCTGTACCAAGAACTACACTACATCTGCTCTTATTCTCTGTAGCTTTTAACGCTTCTGCTTGGATTTCATCTTTTGTCATAATTTTTCTGCTTTGATCAATAAACTGTTAGCATACAGTGTATTTCTAAATGCTGCAATTGAAACTTTTGCTGTTTCAAGTTTTTTATTTTTCTTGTATTCATCATACAGTGTGTTACCAACATCTTCTGATTTGTCAGCAACATCTTTAATTTGTTTTTTATCAGCTTCATTCATGCTATTTGTCTTTGAAGTTCTTTTTTCTTTCTAGTAATTTCAATCAACTCTGGATACTTTTTAAGTTCTTTATACTTAATTCCTAATGTCTGAACTAAATCATACTTAGGAAGCATATAATCTCTACTTAAAATCTCATTAAGCTCCTCCATCCTAAGTTTTATTTTTCTTCTGGTTGGAAAGCAACAGCATGTTTTTAACTGTTCTTTAAGTGTATTAAATTCACGCCTTCTTTCTAAATTATACCGAAGTATTGTCTGTACAATAACTATATTTGATTTAGGTCCCATAATTAATCATTTTAACCAATTCATAACTCTAGCCTCTGCTGGGTTTGCATGAATCCAATCATGACAATTCCTACAGACTGCTAACCACGTAGATTGCACCAAATAAAAAGCATCTCTATTGGCTCCTGCATAGGTATGGTGAATATCAGTAGCATTATGACTACATCCATTCACCTTTACCTGACACAGGTTATTCACCAATAAATGCTTTTCTCTTAGTTTAAGATACTCTTGATCTTTCTTTTTACGTTTAGAAGAAACCTGAGGGATTTTATAATCAGTTGGTTTCTGTGAACTGTCACTATTAATGGCTTTTTGGCAACTCCAGCAATATTTACAGTATTTAAATCCCTCATGGTTCTTCCAGATCACTGTCTCTTTATGACAGCCGTCACAAACTTTTAACTTCATGTTTTAATCTTGGTAATTGAGAAGGTGATCCTTCTAAACTTAAAAAGTTTTTAGGCAAGATTCCTTCTGCTATAAAGATACTAACAATTTGATTTTTATCAATTTTTAAATCTTTGAAAGTTAAAGTATTTTTAAATTTTTCATCAGTTTCATTTAAAGATTCTAACTCTTTAGTTAAATCTGATTTTGGAAAAAATGTTTTAAAAAGAACATTAGTATAATGAATAGTAATCTTTTGCTTTTCAATATTCAGTACACTTTGTGCCCTCTTATAGACATTGATTATTCTTTGTTTTTTCTTACTGCACATAGCAGATAATTCCTGTTCAGTTAGAGCATCTAGACCATATAATGCTCTTTTATAAAGATAATTTTGGTATTGACTATACCCATCAACTTCATACTGCATGTACATTTTACCTGCAGATAATTGATAATCTCTTACATTCTGTTTTAACTTTTCCATTTTTTTCATATACATTTTTTTTAATCATAAATAAAAAGAGAGAGCATCACTAATGACACTCTCTCATATAAATTAACTTAGACTATTAAATATTAAAGTCTTCAGTTGGGCGTGCATTTTCTATACCGCTTGTATTTGCTTTCTGTGCTGAATAAGCAGCTCTAAGCTCTTGAACATTATCATGCTTAATATAAGTATCTTCTGCATTTACATCAAAAGTAAATTTTGTTCTTCTATAGATAGGAAGACCATTCCAAGTACATACTATACCTGTAGAACCAGCAATCTTAAGATCACGCTCAGGTGTTTTAGCATTAAATGGTTCAAGTGATTCTTCAATCACAATTTTACCTGTTAATGCTTGACCTTCAGATAGGTTCATTGCTTTTAAGTCTTCAACAAGAGCTGGTAATAACGCATTTACAGGCTTTCTTCTTAGAAACCCATTGTCATCAATGACATTTCTTATTTGTTGTAATTTAACATATCCATATTCTGTTCTATTTTCAGAAATGTTAATTACTGCTTTTGTAGCTTGATCAGCCAATACAATTACTTTAGAGTCCATGACTTTAAAATTTAAAAGATTAATAAATAAATAATTAGATTGTTTTGAGTAGATACTATATCTTCAGTTACTCATTCTGAGATAAGTGTTAAGACATCAGTCTTAAAAATCCAAGGAATCATTAAGATCAATGATATCATCAAATGGTTCATCATCTGACAATACATCATTTTCATTTTCATCATCTGCTAGATAATCGCATAATAAATATGCAGATAAATATATAGCATTTATACAGAAGTTAGTAGTTTAAACTAATAATATTTAGCAATATATAGCTAACAATGAAAAGGGGAGATTTCTCTCCCCATTCATTTGGTCAGGAAAAGCATATCAACAGATATACTATTTTAAAATTCCTCAATAACTTCTAAATCTTTTGCTTGTACATAAGTAGTATCTAGTCTAGTTAAACCAGCTGCTGTAATTACCATACATTCAACAGTATAAGAGCTATACTCATGATAACCTCTAAATTCTTTTATGACAACAGTAATATTCTCATCTTGATCAGCAAAGTTATCCCTAGTAGCTTCTTTATCCACACCATAACCAAGATTACTATAATGCATTTTACACAAAGTACCATTTGGTATGATATCAGGTAGTTTATTACCAAGCATAAGCTTAAAGAAGTGATCACATGTCTGAGAACTATTACAAATCATAGGAGTAAATAACTTAACAAACTCTTCAGAATTAGAATCTTTGATGATTTTACTGAGAGCTTTTGCTACATCAGTATCATCGTAATTAACACTTATTCTCATAATTAATCAGTTAATCTTCTATGTTGTCTTATTTTACTTAACAAGTCTTCATTAAAGTGTGTAAAGAAACTTCTATCAAATACTTTAGCTGTAATCTTCTCTGGAATCTTACTTGGTATAACAGATTTTTTTACACCTCTACTAATAATATTACCATCTTTGTCTGTCACGTCTACATTCAAATCAAATCCTAATACAGACTCAATTGTGAATTTATCCACGGCCAAACATATTTTTAAGCAAATTATGAATTCTATCTTGAGATTCATTTTTCTCAATTATTTTTGCCATCATAAGTGTAGCAAATACTATTTCATTTGTGTGTTTACACTCATTTACAACATTTTCCATTGCTATATGGACTCTGTTAGTATTTTCAAATGCATTTACACAACATTGTAATAATTCATCAGCTCTTGGTGTTACAATTCCTAAATTGTGATGCAAAAGTTCTGCTTCATCATCAATTATTAATAGTTTATACTGACTATCAGTATTATAACCTTTTTTCTTTTTTTTGAACATTTTTCCTAACCAGTTCATAATTATAAATTTAAATTAAACAATAAAACTAGTAGTCCTGCTTGGATTCGAACCAAGGACCTACTGCTTAGAAGGCAGTTGCTCTATCCACCTGAGCTACAGGACTAACATGTAACAAGTTACAACAAATTTTCCACAATCCATTTAAGACCAGGTTTAACCCAGCTATTAGTTTTCCTAATACATAAGTTATTGGCCTTTGGATAATAATCTACAACACCAAAAGTTTTACCTCCCATTTCTGTATCAATAGTATATCTGAACATCTCATCATCTTGAGCAATGTCAAATCCCATCTTCAGTAATTGAGGTAAGTAAGTTTCAGTAAACCTTTCTAGTCTACCTTCTCTTAAGCTCCCAGTCATAAGACCAAGAGCTTTAAGATCATTTTCCTCTGCAGCAGCAGCTTTCTTTAATTCTTCAGATTTCTTCATAGGACATTAATTTATTTTTAGAACTCTCTTCCTAAAGATAACCAATCTTCATCTTCTAAGATCCACATTTCATCAATATACCCATCTTTTAGAGTATACATAGTATTATAAAACTCTAATACTATAACATCATCAGTTCTCTTAGTTATATTAACCAAAACATCATTTGTAATTTCAATCACATTTTTGACATATCTTTTCTCTGACCTTGTTAAATTCTTTGGTAATTCAACTTGTGAGTAACCAACTCCGGCAATCATAAGTGCCACAATTATAAATAACTTTTTCATTTCTTTTTTTTATTTACTAACAACATAAGCCCATACTAACATAGCACAAGCAACTACAATAAACCCATATAACATATATTTAAGAGGAGCCATTTTCTGCTCTATTTCAATTGCTTCTTGAACACAAACAATCTGATATTCAATCTCATTTCTCTTCATTAAATATACATCAGGACTTGGTTCTCCATGATGTAAATCATAGAGCTCTTCAAATAATTGTTTTTCTCTTTGTTTTAATTTTTTAATTGACATCTTCAATATTTTTATAAATTTCAATATTCTTTGCTACTTGTATTTTTAACTCATCATGTAATTCAGTTGCTTTTTTGTGAGACATATTAACATCAATTTTAATGTCTAACATTCTTGCAACAGTAGCTAAATTGAATATAGGATCATTATGTATGTAAGCTTTACACACATATTGGTCTAAATATTTTATAGCATCATTAATATTACTTGCACTGAGTAAAATATCTTTAAATGATTTAACAGAATGGTAAGCATCACGCTGATTAAATACTTTGTGAAATAGTTTAATATCCACATCCATATTTTTATACGGACTAGTTTTTAAATAAGCTTCTACAAGTTCTGTACTATTCTTTATCTTACCACCTACAATTTTAGAGAATATGGTATTATTAATTAATGATTGAACACTATGACTGATTTTATTAAGAACCCATGGTGCAAGCATTATTAGACAATCATCCCTTAATGAAATAGGTAATTGATTATAATGCTGACCAAACCAAATTTTGGCAGTCTTTTTCTTTTTATCATATGTTATACCACTAGTAGCCTGCCTAGTATAAAAGAACTTTTCATTCTCAAACCTTGGCTTTCTGTCTACTGTAGACCAATATATATGAGTATCAGTTTCTTTTCTGTTCTCATATACAAATCTTGGTGTTAGATTTCTATAATAATAAATTCTCTGTAATTCAGGTGGATAGCTTAATATACTTAAATGTTGAATATAAGTTTCTTTGTTACTTATAATTGTTAATTTATCCATTTCAATTTTGTTAATGTATAAATTATTAGTCACCAAGTAACAGGAATATATAGCTAAAATCAAATACAAATACAAAGTCAAAGACCTTCTCTTCATGCAAAGACAAATACAAATACTAAGTCTCATTGTTATCAGCCAATTGCATATTTTGCTTTTATGCATAACCTGTCTGATGATGAGTTCTATCTCAGTTTTATAATTTGAAGAGAAGCGGTATATACTTTCATGTATTAGTATAATGGTTATCAACCATCTAATTTTAATTGTTCTAAATTCCTGTTACTAGGTATAAAGAGTAAGAGAATCAGCTTGTGCTTATCTCTTACTCACCTAATTAGAGTTCCTATTTCTCTTCTGCAATAAACATGTTTATTACATCTTGAAATCTAGGATCAACATTAATTCTTAATGCTGCAGCAGATTTAATATCCAACTCACGTTGGCTATTAAATTCCATGGTTAATCTCAGTATCTCACCTTGATATGCATCCATTGCAATCTGATACTCTTCCATCAACTGTTTTTCAAGTTTTAGGAACTCAGCTGCTTTGTCTGCATTTACTTTCTGAATACGTGCATTCTCATCACTTACCAAGTTCTTTACTTTAGCCTTAAAGTAATTAACTCTTTGCTCATATTGTCTATGAGCATCAGCAATGTCTTCATGAATACCCAATAAGGCACTTGACACATGGTGTTTGGTAACTTTGACCGGAGTCTTTTTACCTTCTTCCACTTCAAACCACTCAATACTTGGAGTATTAGGTAGGCTTTTTCTCAATTCAGATAGTTTACCATTCTTATGGATAAACTGACCTAAATGAGAAGCTAGTGCTTCTGCTTGTAAGTATTCAGAATACTCAGCATCTGATAATTGAGCCCAACCCCAAGATTCAAATACATCATACAATATATCATAATCTGGTAGTGTTGGTCTCTCAGGTGCTGTAAGATGAGAGAAATCAGGTCTTGTATCCTTAATTCTTTCTATTTCAGCCTCTTTAGACTTAATAGCTTCCATTAAGAATGCCTGACATGCATGAAGATTACCCTTGATTTTTAATTTATCAAGGATATCTCCTGGTATAGGAGAACCTTCCTGTAGATTATATACTTGTCCACCAATATTAATGGACTTACTACAGTTGTTATAACTGTCCAGTTCTCTCTGGATTTCTAATGCATTTTGATTGCATAGGTTACTAATTGATTGTGCTTGACTCATTGACAATCCTTTGCTTGCTAAATTTCTCATGATTTCTTTTTTAGAGATAAATAAATAATTAATTAAGTTTCTTTTTAAGTTTAAAATGGAGCTTCACTGTCATTCACAGCTCCGGACAGACCTTTTTATTAGGAATTTTCTTCTTCTACACAGATATTATCTTTGGCATACTCATACTCTTCCATAACAGACTTAAAATGATAGTTATCACCAAATTTAGTCTTACGGTCATTGTACCAGTAATACTTAATCTTAAGAATTTCATCTAATGTATCTAGATAGTATTTTTTAGTACCATCTAGACCATCTATCTTAAGATATTGTTGACCAAAACCGTAATGATTTCTATCTTGAGTAATATCTACATTATATCCATAGGATAATGCTGTTCTGACTTCTTTCTCAAACAAATAAAAGTATTCTTGATACTTCTCTTTATACTGATTAATGAAGTCATGGAACATTCTATAGTCATAATCAGCTAGTATACCTTCAGTTAAACTCTTATATTCAGTAAATAAATCAGAGAATTGAGTATACACACCGTGTAACCAATATTGATTATGTACTAAAAAGTAATATTTAGCTGTCTCCACATAACCATCACCATCACCATCATAATCATAATGATGCTCATCAACAGTATATACTCCAAGAGTAAGTCTGAGTACAGTTTCATTATATCTATCTGATATGATAGTTATTTCATCTGTGTATTTGATATCATGATCAGGATATGCAAGTACTATTGCTCTTTCATCCTCAATCTTTTGCCAATCTGCACTACCTGGTCTATATTCATTAGGATATCTCCTATCAATATTCCTCTTTTCATAATGTTGCTGAATAATCTCTCTGATATTTCTAGGTTGTGATCTGCTGATTATATTATGTAATACAGCAATGTCTTTAAGTTTAATTTTACGATCCATTTTGAATTTATTTATAAGTTATTAATTAATTTTCTATAAGTTTAAAAAATGAGCAGTTTGTCTACATGCTCAGGTATACAACGCATATCACGTTCTTTCTATTGGTACTCTCACAAGGTTGCAACCCTTAATATACATGCCAGCACACGACCATCATAAGGTTCTCTGGTATTGTATAACATCCTGCAATTGGATGAGAGTAATGTAAATTAATACAAGTCAGCTAAATCAGGTTCTTTTATATATTTAACCTCAAACTTGTAGTGATCTAAAAGCCATATTTTATCATAGATATCCATGGCTTTTAATTCATTAATTTCTTTTGTTGACAATCTTTTCCCGAAGAATTGTTCTGCATACTTGATAAGACTATTATTAATCTTAGCTTCTGCTATATGTAGTTGTTCTACATATTCTCTGTGTTCAATCATAGTTGGAATCATATATTTATTATTTATTGGTTATCAATTGTTATTAAAGAATCTAATTGAGTATATGTACCACCATATACTCTATGGCTTGATACATTCTCAACCCAAATACTATCTTCGCTCACTTCAAGATAGTATTCAATATCTATATTGCCTCCTACATTTTTCCAATCTTGTGATTGTTTCCCGGGAACCCTTGATGCTGAATAAGCATAATTAACAATAACTGTAATTAAACAGAATGCTACAGCACCTACTAGGATGCCTACTACAAATGAATCTCTTGTCTTCATATATTTATTATTTAATAGTTTACAAATTCATAAGTCACTAGATGCAGTTTACCTTTTAAATCATCAAGAGGATGGTATTCTGTAATAACAGCATCTTTCCGGAATAAGGTATTCCCACATATATAGTGAGTATCATTCTCTCCTGTAATAAGTAGGAAAGTATTCAAGCAATCAGAAATAAATTGTTTCATATGTTTATGTATTAGTTTAGCTATATAAAATAAGTATGTATATATATGTATATAATATTATGAGTAGATATATATACCCATAGATAGATAGGTAGGAGTTATACTAAACACAAGTTAATACATAGAAATATACTTAAACTACTATGGTATAAGTAGAACTAAGTACAGATTTCCCGGATTGTCCTACAGATATCTTAATTATCTAAGTTATAATCTATACATACAGTCGCATAGTCATAGGGATAAGTACCTGTATGTACATATGTACCTATTGTTATCCTAGTCCATGCAAGTTGTTTTAAGGGTTGGCAAAAAAAAGGATACTTTGTACAGTAGTCTACAGTAGTATTACTAGCTACTGTAGACTCTGTAGTTACATTTGTAATGAGCAACTTTAGCTCCATGTAATTTCAGTAAATGTAATGGGACTAGTTGTTACATTAGTCCCATTAGTTAGGGTAGTACCCTAGGAGATTAGTTCTCTCCTAGGTCATCTGTTTCAGATGTACTTGGTATTGCTTTTAGCTTGTCCATTAGAGCATTAGTAGCTGGTGCCACGTAAATGCTTACTAGAGAGTTAGCTATTGCTTGTCCCAAGTTACCTCCTGCTGCTTCGACAATTGCCTTATGTTTCCTGAATTCTGCTGAATCTAGTCCCCATTTGCCCGCATTAGTACCTCCTAGATTTTTGCGCATTGCACAAAAGTCAGTGGCCGCAGGAGTTGTTGCAAAGAACAATGGTTCTCCTGCATCATTAGTGCGGTAGTTGTCTCCTTGGCTAGCTCTATAGTCAGCTAGTCCTTCTGCATCTCCGGTTACTTTGTATACAAAGACCGTGTAGACAATTGGTTTACCTTGTTCATCTCGAACTGGTTCTCCTGTGATTTTGTCCTTTTTCACTTTAGGATAATTGGACTGGTAAGTTGCATTTAGTTTCATTTTGTTTTTTTTGTTAAGTTAGTACTCTACTAGTTGCAATTGTTATTTAGGGTTGGCAAAAAAAGGATTTCCTAGTACTCTAGAACCTAGTAGTTACTAGGCTCTGTAGTACTGTTGAATCATTAGTTCCTTAGCTACTGTGCTTCTTCTGTACTCTTGGTGACACCTCGTTCACTTGGTTTCTGAGCATACAGTTAGTGTTCACAAGTTATTTAGGCTTGCTAGTACAGTAGTATCAGGAGTATCTTCGGGATCTAGTTCTAGTATATGTAATACTTGTACTATGTCCTCTGGTATACCGGTTAATAGATCTAGTTTCCTAGTTACTATTTTCTTTAGTTTCAAATAGTGAACATGTTGTAGTAGTATACTTGTTCCTTCTTGTACAATTCGTTCTGTTGTTATTGCTACATCTTGTATCATAGTTTCTTTAGTTTTAATTAGTTACAATGGTAATTTAGGGTTGGCAGGAAAAGGACATAGTCCCTTGTTATCAATAGTAATGTGTCAAGTACAGCGGCCACTTTGTGGTCGGTGAACTTGCCGCACTTTGACGGTTTACTGTAATAGTCAATTATGTACCCTGTGTCATATTTGAGTTTTACAGTAAAGCTGCTTATGTATGCTTTGTGAAGTGAGAAAGTCTCAATCGGAGATTTAGACTTTATTACTTTACAGCGTACATAGTCAGACTGTTTGGGATTTGAGTACTCTTGTACGAAAATTGCAATAGTTTCCATTGTTAATTATTTTTAATGATTCAATGGAATTCTAGGGTTGGTAGCTACAGCATGTAAGAAAAACTTTTTTTTGGCTGAAAAAAAGTTTTTGTGTGGTGGATGTGTGCAAAGGCAAGAGCTGCAAAGACCAGGGGGTACCCCCTTTGCAGCTGCGGGCCGGGGTGGCTGTAGTACATACCCCATCACAACCTCTAATATAGTTCAAAAAAAATTTGGTAGAAAAAAAATTTTGTATACCTTTGTTAGGATTCTTCTTTGTTCATAAGAATGTTTTTTTAAATTATGCTAAAAAGCCCCAGAAAAAATTCTTGGGCTTTTTAGTTTAGCCAAAAAATTTTATATTTGTTCCATGAAAAAGTTTGACATGGATAAGTATGTTCTCTTAGTAGGTGATAATGCTACAGAGATCTTTGATTACTATGATGTGGATGAGATGCACGGGTTGAATCTAAAGGATGCCAAGGCAGAAGAGGTTGATAAGACTGTAGGTAATGGGGTTTATATTTATGGGTGGACTAACTATGACCCGGCAGATAAGAAGTTGACTGCAAAGGCTCCATTAAAACCTTTCCTATTTATAAATCTAGGTGCATTTAAAAAGTATAGCTTGACTGAGAAATGTACTGCAGTTATGCATGAGACTATGCACATGAGTATTCTACTTAACAACTGGAAGATTACTGATAAGGAAGAAGAGGTGATTGGCTTTGCTGAAGATGAAGCTAATAAGATTATAGAGAAATTAGGATTTAATAAAAAAGAAGAACCAAAAAAAGGATTTTTTAAAAAATAGTTTTATATTTGTAGTGTTCATTTTTACAATTAAAAATTAACTTACTTGATTGATTGCTAGAAACCCTGGAATTTTTTTCCGGGGTTTTTAGTTTAAACAAAAAAAGTTTTTATATTTGTTGCTCACTAAGTTTATTATATGAGATGACCTACCAACAAAAAAAGTTATGGCTACTTGTTGCAGAAAAAGCAGAGTCTAACTTAGAGGCTAGGATAATTTATGATGAACTAATTAAAAAATTAAATATGTCAGAAGAAACAGTTATTTTGTCCCTTATGGAAACGGAGAATGGGATAGAAGTTCATGTGAGTGAAAAAGCTTATGATAACTTTGCAGTTATTGGATTGATTGAAAGGATTAAGTTGGACTTGTTGAATAGACCAGAACTACCTATTCAGGATCTTAGAACTAAGGGGAAAGAAAGTTCTCAAAAGTATGATGCGTAAATTTTTAAAACCAACAATATGAAACCATTTAAACAATTAAGAGGTAGAACTATTCTACTAAGTGTACCTGAAAGAAAAAAGTCAGGTCTAGAATTATCTGCTAAAGATGAACAAGCAATAATGCAAGAAGCTGCTAAGCTATGGAGTAGACTTAGTGTTTATGCCATAGGAGATAAAGTAGAAGATGTGTCTGTAGGTGATGAAGTATATGTAAGAACTTCTGCACTTAATATGGAGACAGTAGAAAGAATTGACATTGATGGTGAGATCAAGTTAGTTCTTAATGAAGGTGATGTAATTATAGTATGGTAAGTCATGGCTGAAAGAAATTATAACACATATAAACCAAGTCCAGGTGATACATACTCTCCATATAAAGATATGGTGGATGGAGTTTATGGAAAAGATACTTATATTAATAGACCAGCTTCTCCTTTAGCAACAGAAATAGACTGGCAGAAAAGAGTTGTAAACTTAGATGAAGGGCCAAGGCCTGACTATTATGGTGGTAAGGATAATACATATGAAGTATTCCAAGTATTAGAAGCTTGGGGACTTGATAAAGACTTCTATCTAGGTAATGTAATTAAGTATGTAGCTAGAGCTGGTAAGAAAAATAAATTAACCCAAAAGGAAGATTTAAAAAAAGCTTTAGTATATTTACAAAAAAGAATTAACTCATTATGATACTTAAAGGATTATTGTTTATAGTTGGTATATTAGTATTAGGATTCTTATTCCTAGTTAATAATGCTATGAGTAGACCTTTATATAATAAAATGCACAATGTCTGGGAAGAAGATCCGGAAGGAAAAAAATATGCTAACATAACCCTTGTGTTTATGCTATTGATATCATTCCTCCTAGGGATAATGTTTTAACATACAACTCTCCAATCAAACAAAAAGATCCTCAGAAATTTATCTGAGGATTTTTTTTATTCAAATATTTTTTGTATATTATAGTGTAATTAAAATTTTATATCATGGGAGCTTTACCAGAATTTGAAAATGTAGATAATGCTAGATCTACGATGCCTGAGTATAAATCTAAACTTACTCAGATGTACCAGTACCTAAACAGGTCGGTAAATAAGTTTTTCTTTGATTGGGGTTACAAACTTGCAACACAGAGAGTATATGCCAATAATGCTGCTGCAATTGCTGCAGGATTGAAACAAGGAGATTGGTATGTTACTAACTCGGGTGGTGACTTATTTGTAAAGATTGTTCAATAATTAAAACCTAGAAATCATGGCAGATTTAACAAGTGGCTTAACAATAACCAATGTATCTGGTGCAGTTTATAGAACGTCTAGATTAGCTTTAAATGACGGAAATGTTAAAGCTAGAGAATTAACTAACCTATTACAAAAATTAATTAGTGTTGGTATTTATGAATCATTAGATGAAGCTATTTCAAATAGAGTTCCTGCTGGAACATTCATAATTATAGATGATCCTAATACTGACATAAGAGAATTTGTTATTGAAATGATTCCTCCATATGTTGTAGATTCAGAAGAACTTAAAAGAGAAGAAGCTGAATATCTAAAAAAACTTGAAGCAGAAAAAAACGCTCAATTTAAAGCTGATCCTTCTGTATAAGTATTAATTTGTGCAGCCCCTAGAGGGCTGTACTTTTAAAAATTAAAACTATGTCAAATAGTATAGGTGATTTAAGAAATAGTGGCCTACAAGGTAATAACTGGCCATGGCAATATAAAGTCCTACTAGGACTTGATGGTATCATCAATGCCTTAAATAACAACGGTGAAGACATTGAAACTGCTTATGTGGTTGAAAAATGTCCTGGACCACCTCCAACTGAAAGAGTTTTACTTGAGGTTAGAATATGGGATACTGTTACAAATACTTGGGGAACAATTAGATATTATGTACCTGGAAGTAACACACCGGTTCCAGCACCAGTACCTGCACCAGGTTGTACTTTAGAATATGTTGATGCATCTAACATTAGACCTTTAACATGTACTGATGAAATTACAGTATGTGGTACATCATTTACCACTATATTAGGTAATAGTGCTCTTAATGTTAATGTTGTAAATCCAATTCCATTAGAAGTACTTATTAATCAAGCAAATGATAGTATTCTTGTTTATGGTTTTGATGGTGCAGCTAATCAACCAATATCTGTTACATCTGGTGGTGCAGTAAACATTAGACCATTGACGTGTACTGATGTAGTATCATTATGTTTTGATAATGCAGGAACTCCTACACAAGTAAGTGATACTAATCCACTTCCTGTAAATGCAATAGTAACAGTACCAAGTGCATTAGATACAGCTTTGTTTGCATTTGATATTACTTCAGGAGTAAATGAAGCTTTAACTACAACTGAAACATCACCCGGAACTCATGCATTAGATGTTAATCTAACAACTCGTTTAGATTGTACTACAGATAATGTTGCAATATGTGATGGTGCAGGTAATGCATTAGCAATTGATTCTTATGGTAGTATCAATTCTAATTTATATGCAATAGATTCATTAAGTGGAGTACCAACATTTGTAACACTTACAGGTTTAGGTACAGCTAATGCATTAGATGTTTATCTTCAAGGACCTAGAGGAGTACAAGCAAATTGTGCAGATGCAATATCTACAGCTTTATGTCAAACACAAGAAAATATTCTTACAGACATAAAAACTGCTGTACAAGGAACATTAGCAGCTAATACTGATGGTGTAGGAATATTTGGAACAGAAGATGGTGTTAACTGGAATGCAGTTGAAGTAGATAGTAATGGACATGTTACTACAAATGCTACTATTGTAGGTCCAATAGGTAGTCAAGCATGTACTACATCAGTTAGTGTAGCTTTATGTACTGATCAAGCCAATAATTTAGCAGATATTAAGACTGCTGTACAACCAATAACTACAATTACTCCAAACATTCAAATATCAAGTGGAGATGCTGCTACACCCATTGCAATAGCAATATACTCAGTAACATTTTTTAATAATGGTTCTGTAGATGTATTAGTATCGTTTAGTGGTGGAGGTGTAGGTACATATGTAAACATTCCTGCTGGAACATCTATTAGTATGGATGCTGGTGGTATTAATAATCAATATCCAGCAAATACTTTTTATTATGATACAGTTACTGTAGATCCTTCAGGTTCATTAATAGTAACATATAACTCTTAAGAAATGAGCACATTTATAAATAGAGACTTACCAAATGATGAATACCAAGCAGCAGTTGGTGCTAATAACCCTTCAAGTGCAAATGTCTTTGCCACAATGGCTGATATTTTAGCTGGTACTGGTGATGCAGAAAGATTAATTTTTAATGTAAAAATCAGTCAAATTGGTGGTATTAATAAAGGTCAAGCAGTTTATGTCAGTGGAGCAAATGGTACTAATATACTTGTTAGTAAAGCAGATTATTCAACAGAAGCAACATCATCTAAGACATTAGGTCTTCTTGTTGCTTCAGGTGCAGATAATGCATTCGGACAAGTTATTGCAAATGGTATTTTAAAAGGTACTGGTTCAGCTCCATTAGATACAAGTGCTGCTGGAGCAGGTGATCCTGTATGGTTAGGAGATGATGGTAATTTGATCTATGGTCTTGCTAATAAACCATATGCACCAAATCATCTTGTATTTCTTGGTATTGTTGTAGAATCTAATCCAACAGTAGGAGAAATTTTTGTCAAAGTACAAAATGGTTTTGAACTTAAAGAGATTCACGATGTTGATTTAATTTCAACTCCTCCTCAAAATGCTGATGTGCTTACTTTTAATTCAGTTACTGGATTATGGGAATCTAAACCAATACCTGGAGTTTCAAGTGGTGGTACACAACTTTTAAGTGGTGGTGCATCTTGGTCAGATACAGGAATGATATTTAATGTATCAGCTCTTACATATACTATTGATGGAGATTATTATTCTTCTGCTCCACAAAATGTTACATTAGCTGCAGGAGATCCTAGTAATCCAAGATTTGATGCTATTGTTGTTGATGCTACTGGAACTGTTTCTGTAATTACAGGAGCACCTTCTGCTAATCCAATTGTACCAAGTATACCAGGTACACAGGTATTAGTACAATATGTACTTGTTGCAGCTGGAGCTACTACACCTTCAATAACAAATGAGTTTGTTTATAGAGAAGGAGCAACTCCTGACTGGACTCAACTTTTTGTGGCTGGTGGTGGAACTTACCCACTTCAAGTAGATTATTCAAGTACGTCACCAGTTCCATTTTTAGGTCTAACATGTGCTTCAGTAAAAGCACCAACATATGCAAGTAAGTATATCTATTTAACAAAACCAAGCGGTTCAATATCAAGAGCAGCTTTTCCATTTTTATCATTTAGAGTTAATTTACCTGTAGCATTACCTTCAAGAAATATAATTGTTAGATTATTTAATGGAACCAGTTATATTGGTTTAACATATGCTTCATCTTATGGATTTAATCCATCATCTGCTGGATCTTGGCAATTAGTAGTAATACCAGTATCAGTATTTGGAAATCCAGCTCAGTTAAATATAACAAGAGTTGAGTTTTGGTTTACTGGTGCTACACTTAATACATTTGGTGTAGGTCGCGATGTATTTGCATTTGATGATATCAAGTTCCAATCAGGATATGGAGGACAAACATCAGTAGCTACTATAGATATATTAGATAGTGGAGTAGTTGTTGGTCCAACAGCAAAACTTAACTTTATTGATGGTACAAATACAACAGCAGTTGTTACACAAGATATAGCAAACAATAGGATTGATGTTAAAATTGATTCAGCTACAGCAGCTAATATTTATAATTCAGATGGTGCATTAACAGCAAATAGAACTTTAACAGGAGGGAACTTTGATCTTCTTTTTGATGCATTAAGATTATTTGGAGTAAATTTAGTACCTGGTGGTGGTATAAACGGATATACAATTAATGTTGATACCAATGGAATGTCTGGTTCTCTTCTTACTAGAATTTTTAAAATTGAAGATACTTTTACAGGAACTCAAAGATTTGGTATTAACAGAAATGGAAATGTTATATTTAATAATAGTTTTGAATTTCCATTAGGTGATGGTTTAGTAGGTCAAACATTAATTACTAACGGTGCAGGAACTGTAGAATGGACTTTTCCTGTTACTACTAAGTCTTTCTTTGATCAGTTTATGGTAAATCAATATTCTTATTTTTTACCATCTGATAACTCAGCATTGTTTGATACTCTAAGAGCTGGTGGTAGTTTAACATCTGTTGGTACAACATCTTCTCTTACAGAAAATCCAATGGGTGTATTATTTACTACACCTACTGCTGTTAGTTCTGTAGCTGCACTATTTGGAAATACATTTGGAGGAAGTATTTTAGGAGTAAATTTTCAATTTGAAACATATAGAAGGTTTAGAATAAATACAGCAAATCCAGCTCAAAGACTATTTATTGGAATATCATCTTTATATAGTGCTGCTACACCTACTAATATAGATCCTATTTCTCAAATTAATAGTATTGGTGTGTGTAAAACATCAACTAGTAATAATTTATTTTTAATGTGGAATGATGCAACTGGTACAGCATCAAGTTTAGATACAGGATTTACTGGAATTAGTAATTCATTTACATACACTTTGAGAATATTTAAAACTTTTGGTGTTGCATCAGTAACAATTGAGTTAACTCAAATAACAAACAGTACTGGTGCAACAACTATATTTTCAACAACAATCACATCTGACTATAATACAGGAGTAAATTATTTTCCTGTAGCATGGATGGGTAATTCAACAACCTCAACTGGTGCAGTTTCTTATAAAGACTATGGTTGTACAATGACTAAACGTAATATAATAACAGCATAATGGAAGATATTTATACAATAGATCACAATGGACAAATTGTTCTTAATGACACAACTGTTGTGGTAATGCAAGAAAATGATCCTACATATATTGCATATGTACAGTTTCTTGAAAACGGTGGTACTGTAACTCAGTTAGATGAGCCAGAAATTATAGAAGAATTTACAGGAATTAGATCAGCTAAAAAATAAGAAAATGGAGACTTGGATGCTTACAGTAATACTTTTTGTAACAGGAACAATTCTAACAATTATAGGATTCTTTTTAAGAAGTGCTTATAGTACAATCAATAAACAAATAGAAATATTAACTTTGGAGAATCAAAAAAGAATTGAGGATCAAGGAAAGTTAAAAGGTAAGTTTGAGTTGTTAGAACAAGAGAATAGATTGAAACTCCAACATATTGAAGAAAACACTCAACATGAAATCAGAGTAATGGCTACTAAAATAGGTGATTTATCTGATACTGTAGGAGAGTTAGTAAGGATTCAAATGAATGGAACAACTAGAAGAAGAAATACTAATAATTAAATTATGTCACTAAAGAAAAGATGGAATGCTCAAACTCCAAAGTTTTGGAAAAAGGTGCAAAAGATTGCAATTGCAGCAGGAGCTGTAGCAGGAGTTATTATTGCTGCTCCAATTGCATTACCAGCTGCAGTAGTTACAGCAGCAACATATGTAGTAACAGCTGGCACAGTAGCTGCTACATTAGCACAACTTACAGTAGATGATGCTGAAGTTAAAAAAGTAGAAACCCCTAATATATAACCAATGGCAAAGAAAGCTAAAAAAGTAGAAGACTTTGAAGTAGAAGTAAAGACTAAAAAAGTAAAAGTCAAAGCAAAAAAAGAAGGTAAGAAAGTTAACGTATCAGTTGACACACCTAAAGTAGATGTTGAACTCAACAAAGATGAAGAGAAAAAAGAGTTTGTACTTGACAGTAAAAAACTAGATGTTAATGTTGTAAAGACAGATAAAGGAACTGAAATTACTGTTGATGCAGAAACTTCAGCACTTAAAAGAGTTGGAACATGGCTTGCAAAATTTTATGCTAAAAAATTTAATAAGAAAAAATGAGTATCTTAGATTTATCAAAGATTAAACAGGTACCTCTTTCTGAAGGACAGTATGTAAATGAGGAGACCAAAAAACTACAAATAGTACTGCATCATACTGCAGGTAATTCATCTGCACCAGCAACAATTAAAATGTGGGATGCTGATGATAGAGGAAGAATTGCCACATGTGTAGTTATATCTGGTAAAGGATTATCACAAGATACTTTTGATGGACAAATTGCTCAAGCATTCTCATCTAAGAAATGGGCATATCATTTAGGTATTAAACCAGATGTGTTTAGAGCTAATGCATTACCTTATAGATTATTAGATCCACTTGCAATTGGTATTGAAATTTGCAACTGGGGACCTTTAACAAAAAAAGGTAACAAGTTCTATAACTATGTTAATAGAGAAGTTCCTGCAGATCAAGTATGTACATTAGACAAACCTTACAAAGGTTATACACATTATCATGCGTATACAGATGCACAGATTGAATCAGTAAGACAATTACTTGTTTACTGGAATAAGATACATGGCATTCCTCTTACATATAATGATAAAGATATGTGGGAAGTTTCTAAAAATGCATTGTCTGCAGTACCAGGAGTATATACTCATAACTCATATAGAAGAGATAAAAGTGATATATCTCCACAACCAAAAATGATAGCAATGCTTAAATCTCTTGTAAAATGAAATTTAGGAATAACTGGAATACCTCAAAAAAGCAGTGGGATAAGTTGATGATAAGATTGAGAGTATCTAGTTTAGACTTATTTTCACTAGAACTAGATTTATCAAGAGAATTTTACCTACTTACTATTTTAAATTTTACAATTAAAAATAGATAAACACATCCTAACTACTATAATC